CTATAACAAAAGAAGTACAAAACGCAGATACAGAAAAAAGATTTAAAGAAATCGAAAAAATTATATTACCATTTTTGTATAACTTACAAAAAACTGACGAGCCATATATTCATTGGCCTAATAGAGGTCCAATCATTAAGGCTCAAATAGAGAAGTTACTAAAACTAACAAGAGGATAATATGAACTATAAAGAATATCACAAAGAGTTAAAAAAGAAAGTCAACATTGCTGAACAAGTAAGAAATGAAGACAGAACAAACAAAACTTGGACAGATGTTCGTACTCTTAAAAAGTTGAAACTACAAGCAAAGGATAAATTAAATGAAACTAAGCAATAATTTTAGTTTAAATGAAATGACCAAGAGCCAGACGGCAACTCGTAAAGGGATTAGTAATAATCCTAGTGAAGACCATATGAATAATCTAAAAGAACTTTGTATCAATGTGCTACAAAGAGTTAGAGATCATTTTGGTAGAGTTGTATCGGTATCTAGTGGATATAGAAGTCCAGAACTTTGTGAAGCAATAGGGTCATCTAAAACATCGCAGCATGCGAAAGGTCAAGCAGCAGACTTTGAAATTCATGGTATATCTAACGCAGAGTTAGTAAAATGGATTAGTGAGCACTGTGATTTTGACCAGATGATTTTGGAATTTCACAATGTAGATGAACCGAATAGCGGCTGGGTTCACTGCTCTTACAGATCAGATGGTGAAAATCGTAAAGAAATATTGAGAGCTTATAAGAACGAAAATAATAAGACTTGTTATGAGTCTTATACACCAAGCTGAAAAGAAGATAGAGAAGCACTAAGAAATGATCCTGAAAAAATCAGAGATCATATGACACTGTACAGGTCAAACTAGACTTGACAGATAGCTTATATTATGATATACTATAAGTATTAAAATATGAAGGTGAATATAATATGAAAAAATTTAATTTTATAGATTTAGACAAATCAAAACTTCCTGTAACAAAAGGTAAAAAAGTAGATGGATTTCGTTTCTATGACATAGACGGAAAAGCATATCCATCTGTTACCAGTGTTTTAGGTATCAAAAAGAAAGCAGAACTACAAGGTTGGCGTGAGAAGATTGGTGAAGATGTTGCCAATTGGGAAATGGGTAGAGCCGCAAGACGTGGTAAAGCAACACACTTATTAGTAGAACAATATTTAAAAGGTATGACACCAAGTGAAAGAGGTGTATTACCTTTAGGCCTATTTAAATTATTAAAACCATACATTGACCAAATAGATAATATTCATATGTTAGAGACTATTATGTACAGTCCTAAACTAACTATCGCTGGTCAAGTAGATTGTATTGCTGAATACAATGGTAAATTATCTGTTATTGATTTTAAAACAGCGAATAAAGAACGACAAGAAAGCTGGATAGATAATTACTTTTTACAAACTACAGCCTATGCTCAAATGTATGAGGAGACTTACGGAAAGAGTATAGATCAAATTGTTATTTTACTTGCTTCAGAAGATGGTTCCGTACAAAACTTTATCAAAGAAAAGAAGGATTATATGGATCCTTTGATGAAATCTATTGACGAGTTTTATAAATATTATCAGGAACAAAACAAAGATAAAATTAAGCAAGATTAATCTGGCCCAAATTTTATTGTAAGAGAGGCCAATGTATAAAACAATCATATCAATACTGGTCGGTATCATACTGTCTATTGGTATATTACATGCCGAAGAAGATGAATTAAGACCAGGACAAATACCAGGCGCATGGATGGAACATATACCAGTTGTGTGTTTGGCAAATACATCATTATGGGAGTTTGCTAAAAAGGCAGAACTACAACCATTTAATGTTAGTTATGGAAGAGCAGGTGGTAAACCTACAGGTGAGGTTGTTTATATAATTACATATTGGGTAAACTTTGAGGACAATAATTCAATGGCAACTGTAAACACACCAGGTAGTGATTATAGTTGTGTAATGTTTAGAAGTTTTAATATACAATTAAACCCAAATATACAATTTGAAATGCCTACTAACACTTGACAAAATTAGAAAAGTGTGGTATATTATAAGAGTCAATTGACTAGGGCGCTGATGCGAGAGTGGAGGCGCCCACTAAATTAAGGAGGAGTGAATGACAGATGATAATTCAGTAGATAAAACTTTTGAAAATGAATCCACTAGAGATACCACACCGATGGTACGAATTTCAGTTAGAGAATATAACGATTTAAGAGATCAAGCAAAAGGTAATAGTGAATATATTACTGACCCTAATCTTATTGCCATAATAGATAAGATAGAGGAACTAACAAGAGCTTTACGTAAGCATATTGTTAGAAAATTCTAATGAATAGTAAAGAGTTTAGTTTAAAAATAGAGAGCATTGTAAAAGAGAAAAAAATATCTCATATGGATGCTGTGATTTGGTATTGTGATGAAAATGAATTAGACCCTAGTCAAATATCATCATTGGTATCAAAATCATTAAAAGAAAAAATACAATTAGAGGCCACAAATTTAAGAATGTTAAAAATTCCTAAATGTGGACAACTACCAATTTAGTATGTATGGTGGATTTGATGTATATAAAACTTACTTGGCTGTTAAGTTACACTTTGCATCAGATACCTATGACTATTATAAGTATGGTGGTAAGGTCAATGCAAAACTTGATACATTTACAAAGAGAAAAGATAGATACTTTTTTCACAAATTAAGTACAAAATATGGGCAAGATGACATACTGGATTTCTTTGTTGCAAACTTTTTGGCAGATAGTAAAAGATGGATTGGTAATCTGTTACAAAATGATGGAAAAGATGTTTACTTGGATTATAAAAAACGGAAAGAAGCATTTGCCTACCATTTTAAACAAGATTGTGGAACTATTGTTTCTGATTTTAGCAGGCGTAGTATTTCTTTTGATGATGGTTTTCGTGTTAATAATGGACAGCATCCTAGAATCTTACGCTTACTTATCCAGAGGCGAATTAGTTACCAGACCACGATCGTGCTTAATCACTTTCTGGGCTTTACTAAAAATTGGGATAAAGAGATTACCGAGAAAGTTGTATGGCCTGAAATCTCACTTAAGGTTGCCAGAGTGAAACCATTTGTAAATTTTAATGCAACAGAATGTAAAATGATTATGAAAGATGTATTTGTAAATGAGTAGTATATTAACAATTGATTTAGATTGGATATTAGATGAAAGACAATGCTTATCTGTAAATGAATTATTTTTAAATAAAGCTAAAGAGGTTAATAAAATAATTTTTATAAAATCACATCATAACGCATTAAAATATTATGATAATGAAAAAACAATATACAATGTAGATCACCACCATGATCTTGGTTATGAAGGTCAGGAATCTGTAAATCAAACTTATAGGGAGGGTAACTGGTTATCATATCTACTCAATAAAAATGTAATAAGTAAATTTGTGTGGATACATAATTTTAAATCTGACTTAATAACTAGTAATTTAGATTGTATAAGGGACATAGATGAATATAGACACACTATAAATTTAAATGCATGTTATGATGAAAAATTTAGTAAAATGATAATCTGTGAGAGTTTTGATTACTCTAATTATTTTTCACCATTTATGTTTAATTTATTAATACAAACAAGTAATTCCTTATTTAACGAAAAAACAATAATAGATGGAACAAAAAATCCATCATCATATTTAAAATAAAATGGCAAAGAAAGTTTTTTGTATAGGTAATGGTGAAAGTAGAGCGCCAATAGATTTAATTAAGTTAAGACCACATGGTAAAATATATGGTTGTAATGGTTTGTATAGAGATTTTACACCAGATGTTTTAACTTGTGTTGACGCAGGTATCATGCACGAAACATATCAAAGTGGATACAAAGGTGAATTGTGGTTGAGAGATTGGAATGCATTACCTGGTATGATGTATAATAGTGTTGTTTATGCTAACTTAACACCAAATCAAATAGACATTGCTAAAAAGAATTTAAAGATTTATGAAAATGAAAAAGGTGATAGACAACATTTTGTATTTCATGGTTCTTCTATATCTGGTCAAGTAGGTATTATAAAAAGAATGGAAGGTGGTGAGGTAATAGAAAAGAAAAATATTAGTCACACAGGTTGTTATGTAAGTTGGGTAGATATTCAAAATGATAAGACACATAATTTAAAAGATTTAAATAAAAAAGAAAATAGAGATAGAGGTTGGGCGTGTGGCGCATCAAGTGCTTGGGTTGCGTTAAATCAAAATAAAGATTTAGAAGAATTGTATATGGTTGGACATGATCTAAAAAGTAATGACCATCAAATAAACAATATGTACAAGTCAACACAAAATTATGGTGATGAGAGAAATAAACCTATTCCTCATGTCAATTGGGTCACACAGTGGAAAACATTATTTAAAGAGTTTAAAAAGGTAAAATTCATAAAAGTAAATCCAGATGGTATAAAAGGTAACACAGCTGTAAGTAGTAATGTGGAAGAATGGAACGAGTTTACTAATAAGAATTTAAGTTATATAACATTTAAACAATTCAATGAAAGTTTTAACTGCATCTAATATTATACCAAATAGAAAACAAGAACTATTTGAAATTGATAAACTATTTGATTTACCAAATAGAACAGATAAAGACTACATGGACTATCTTGCTATTGTGTCAAAAGATTTAGACGAGAATGGTATGGACAATCCAATACTTGTAATTAGTAAAGAACATTATTGGAATAGATTTCCATGGCATGGTGGCGATGATAAATTAGGTGTAGTTACAGGTTCAAATAGGTTTAGATATGCTCAACAGAGAGGTTATACACACATAGAGGGTATATTGTGTAATAATAGAGGTGATTGGTTCCCACTTTGGGAAAGCACATTTAGACGTGTTGGAAAGAGGGTTGACAAAAAGTAAAAAATGTGGTATATTATATAAAAATGTGGAGGATATATGTTTGATGGATTTATATACAGACTATTAGACAAAATTATTTCTATTTGTGAAACAATACAATCTAAAATTAAAACGACTAAACAAAAAGATTGGTTAAAAGGCTATAACAAGTGGAAAAGTCGTATAAATAAAAATGATACCGAATAATACAGGTAACACAAACACAACGAATACAATTAATAAGGAGAAATACAATGGACTTTGAAACATTGAAACAATCGTCAAGTAACTTTGACAAACTAACTAAAGCCATCGAGGCGAACCTCAATCCTGAGGACAAAGAAAAAAACAAATCCAAATACCAAGACGACAGATTTTGGAAACCAGAACTAGATAAAACTGGAAATGGTTTTGCTGTAATTAGATTTTTACCAGCGCCAGAAGGTGAAGACTTACCTTGGCAAAGAGTATGGTCACATGCATTCCAAGATGT